GGATATTGCGGATCGCCGAACGGCTGGAAGCCATCGAACCCGATTATCTGAATCTGTTGGAAAAACTGTGTGACAAATTGGAAGAAAACCCCGCTCTCTTGGGCATGATTAAACAATTCGCTTGATATGAAATACAATCCTAACCTATTCAATAAAGGGGTATTCCCCCGATTTACCAGTGTGACGGTGTATGCAAAACCTTCGTATAGTTCAGATGTCCTGTACGAAATAAAAGGTTTTGCCGGAATGACAGACGGGAATTATGAAAATGTGGACGGCTGGAATTGGTACAGGCTCGGCTCTATCGATGGCGTTCATGTGTGGGGTTGGGTACGTGAGGATTATGTAGAGTTAAAGACGGTAGACCCTATCAATAACGAAGCGGCGCAATCTCAATTAAATCTTATTATAGAGAACGATAAAAATAGCATGATCAATCTATTAGTAGCCTCTCGTGGTTGTTCTATGCTTGAAAGTTCCGGTAGAAATGTATCTTCTATAAAAAATGAGATTCGCAATCTGTATATCGACATCGTTAACCGGAATAACATAATCGCGTCAATGCCCAACTTGGACGATAAGGTTTACGGTGAGCCTGTTTTAGATAAATTCGCTTCTGACCTTCGGAATATCGTAACACAAAATGCGGTAGGTATAGCGTGGGTTCCCGTACTTGTTATTGCTGCCATAGTTTCGCTTTCATTGGGTGCAGCGTATTATGTCTATGACAAGACTAAGACTCTTGCTTCCAATTCGAATGTGTCCTACAAGGCATCGGATAAAGTTGTCAAAAAGGTTTATTCCAGTCTGACCGAAGAACAAATTCAAATATTGGAAGACGATATAAACCGACAGATGAAAGGAGCTTTTACAACTGGGTATTGGAAAAGTGCTACCAATATAACATGGTTTTCTATACTGAAATATGGAGCCATTGCCGTAGGTGCTATTTGGGTGGTCAAGTGGATTAAAAATAATTTTTAAATTATGGCAAATCTATTCAATCCAGCATATATCGATCCAAATTCATATATCAAATTTCTAACAAAAGAGGAGTTGGAAATATGGTGTAGTAATGCTGTGCATCCACCTCTCAATACTCAAAATTTCAAGATAAATACTTGGAACTATAATTACAATACCGTACCACTTTTAAAACCGGAGGATTTAGTACATGAATGGCCCGGCTCTTCTCCGTATTGGGAAGAATTAGAAAGTCATTATAAATCTGCTGCAATAGGATATTCCAAAGAGTTGCAAGGTATATCGGTCGGTCGTCTTTGTACCTTTTTATCATTGAGGGCGCGCCCCTCGAATGATGCTTTCTCTGTATTCAATATGCACATGAATCAATTTTATAAACATTCGAAAGAAAATGAGGGGCATAAAACCGATACAGAGTATACATTTCGATTTCCTTTGGTTTTGACCGGTCAATTCATTGATATGCCTGATGGACGTTGGCATTATGTGTATGTTAAAGAACATATTCAATTAAATACTGTATTTTGGTATTGGCGATATCTTCCAAGACCTGAATACGAGACATATAAGGAGCTGTATGAATGGACAAAAGAATTTATGGGATTTGTCACTCCCGAAGATTTTGAATCAATTCTTAAAAATTATGAGGTATTTAAATTCGGATTTGTTCGTGAAGATCTTATATCGTTCTATGAAGATTATGAAATAAATGGACAAAAAGTAAATATATCATTTCGTCGAGAGATATACGGCCCAAAATATGAATATCCTATGTTCTACAATTATGATTATCAATATAGTTATAATGCTGAAAATGGTTATTCGTATCTTTATATATTGCTTCCCGGATCTTTTTTGAGAGGGGACAAACTTGATTATCCTTTAACGAATGTTACTCAAAGGATATACAAATGGAATCCTGACATAGATAGTCATTTAAGAATTAACGCTTACCCCAATGGAGGCGACCCCAATTTTATGGAAGATTGGGCCGACGAAATCAAAGCCGATTTGGATATCGAGAATGGGACTTCGAACCATAACCCCTCTACGGAAGTCGTCGAGAAAAACGTATTGGCCGGAGCCGGTGTATTGGCTCTCGGTCTGTTATTGTTGAAAAATAATATGTAGCGATATGGTACGGAAAGACAGAAAAAAAAGAATCATCATGCCGTCCCGGAATAATGCCGTGCTTCAATCCCCGGAAACCTCGGACGATGGAGCTCTTGACGGTGGCGGTTTCGATGACGTGGTAGTCACCGGTCAGGATTTGCGCTGGAAGAAGTGGGCAGTTGCGATTGGAGCGGTAGCCCTCGTTTGGTTTTTAGTCATTCAGGAAGAATAACAATATAAACAGCTATATATCATGTGGTTCGAAAATAAAGTAACAAGCAATAAGGAAGCATTCTTGCAGAAGGTACGACTAATCTGCGCAAAACTGGGTATAGAGCCCGATTGGCTTATGTTCGTCATGAACTCGGAGAGCGGGTTGAATCCGTCAGCTTATAATCCGAATGGCGGCGCATCGGGCCTTATCCAGTTCATGCCGGACACCGCGAGGGGGTTAGGCACGACGACCGAAGCACTGCGGAAGATGTCGAATGTAGCCCAACTCGACTACGTGTATAAATATTTTTATCCGTATCGGGGCAAGATGAGCTCTTTGTATGATCTATACCTCGTTACCTTCTTCCCTGCGGCTCTCGGCAAGCCGGACGGTTATGTGTTGCAAACATCGACACTCCCGGCGAAGGTGATAGCCGATGCAAATCCCGGTATAGATTTGAATCATGACGACCGGATCACCGTAGGAGAATTTAAAAGGTGGATCGATCTAAAAAAAAAAGTATGGGGTTAGAAAGCGGATTCAACGTATTTGTCATTGCTGGCTCCATCATTTGCGCCGGTATAATATTGTGGTACATTTTTAAACGAGATAACGATGATTAAGCCTCTAAAAATCATATATAAGAATACGATCCGAACATCGAACGGGACGATCGAGAACGAGGGTCCAAACTCCCCCTCGATTATCATATTCCGCAATCAAGGCACATCGATTGCCTATGTATTGGGAAACGTGAAGATATTCCCCGGTGAATCGTGGCAGTTGAAAAACGATCCCGGAATCGTGATAGAAAACAGCTTTACGGTGACATTCGACACATCGGTTCCCGGATTAGAGAACAACTTAGCCGTTATTCGCGGATATTATAAAGATTAAAAACATTTCTGTTATGAACGAATATCAACCCTTAGACATAAATAGGAACCCTATCGGGGTTTTGCAGCCCGGAAAGCAATATTACATTGAAGGAAGCGGGGATTCGGTAGAATTGCCCGAAGCCGGTGTGTATATGTTGAGCGTTGAAAGCGGAAAAGTCATACAAATCGATTACCCGGACGGCACAGACAGCCGGTTAGTTTTGGCTACCGGAACGATTATCAGTTTCTATTTCCCTGCTGGAACGACTATTAGTGTCGGAGATGAAGATTTGCAGCTTAACATCAATAAAATGCGGTAAGCCATGAGTTTAGGAAGATTGGGATTGATACAAGCCGGGCAACCTTCGAAGCAGTGCCCCACGTTGGCGGAAATGACGGCCGACGCTACGGCCACGGCTGCCGATATTATGGCTGGAAAAACGGCGTATGTACGGGGCGAGAAGTTGACGGGCACGCTCGTACCCATTACCAAAATCGACGTGGCGGCGGAGGGGATTAAATTCTCTTATTCTACATTCGAGGAAGTACCCGAAGTATTCGATTTCTCGAATGTGACGGATTTGTCATACATTTTTGACACCTGCAAATCTCTAATTTCTTTACCTTCAAACTTAAATTGGGGGAAAATGACTAATGTTGTGGCGGCTTTTCGTGGCACAACAAGTCTAAATGATGAAGTAAATATAGAGCCGTTAGATGTGCCGTCATTAGAAGGAATTTTTCAGAGAAGTAATATAAGTAAGATCTTAAATTTATCCGTTCAAAGTGCATATACCGCATTTAACGCCTTTGAAAGTTCAAAACTAACGGAAATAGGCAATATCGATTTACCGGATATCGTCACCGCAACATACGCTTTTTCAAATATTCCTATCGTTCATTTCCCGAAGATAAATATTCCGAAAATTGCTAATTGTAGCTTTATATTCTATAATAACCAATCCATGCAATCTCTTGAATACTGGGATTTTTCGAACGTAAAAGAAGCAACAAACATGTTCAAGGGGTGCTCGGCTTTGTCGTCGATCGGCGATGTGATCTTCTTACACACCGCTCTATCGCTGGCAGATTCCCCGAATATCGATGAAGATACTTTAAAACTGTTAGGAGGATTTGCCTATGCTTCCGGAGAAAGCGGTGTAGCTCCTTTAAAAACTTTGGGACTACCGGCCGCTACGTTGACATTCAACACGGCTGCGCAAACCTTCTTAGAATCGGAAGGTATCATAGCGAAACTGACGGAGGAGAATTGGACGGTTAATTTCGCCGATTCAATGTAAGGGAGAAAAGAACTCAATCAAACAAAACCACATAAAAAACAAATACCCATGAATATAGAAGAAAAAACTTATCAAAAGATTACTCCTGCAACGGAAGGTAATTACCTGACTACCTACAAAGAAGGCGATGATATAAAGACTTACGAAGGTGTAAAAGCGATGTACACACCGGCAGATTTCGACGCTTCAACCGTACGGGAGATTACCCCGGAAGAACATCTAAGCTATCAAAAAGCCAAAGAACAGGCTTTGCAAGAGGAAATAGAACGAGAAAATAATGCTTAATAACATATATATGCAGGAAAGAAATGTAATATCCGGCATGTTGGCAAGTTGGCTAACCTCGTTCATCGAGTTCGTCGAGCCGGTGAAATGGTTCATCGTGGCAGCCCTATGTTTGATTATCGCAGATTTCAAATTTGGGATAGAAGCCTCAAAAAAGAGGGGAGAAACTATACGGAGGAGCCGTGCGATCAGGCGCACCGTCAACAAAATGATCGATTATATATGTTGGATATTGGTAGCTACCAGTTTCGGGGCGGCATTCGGTCAACCTTTCGGGATTCCCATACTCCCGGCTATTGTCCTTTTCGTGATATACGGTTGCGAGATAAATTCTTGTTTTAATAATTACTTCGAATCGAGAGGCAGCAAGTTTCGGATCAATATCTTCAAATGGTTCAAGAACAAGGCCGACATTATCGAGCCGGAAAGAAAGAAAAATGTATAATAGGTTGCATAATAGAACGGTACGATATATATTTGCAGTAGGATTACAGATATTTATATAACAATAAATATAGAGCGTGCGAAATCACCTAAAACTACCCTGTGTGAGCGTGATCTCCTTAAACTAAAAGAAACGAAAGTAAGAACGTATTTAACGGAACTACCTGAAACACGAAAATGAAAAAGCCGGTGATTAACCGGCTTTTCTTGTTTTTAATAAGATATCGTCCTTTCCATTTGTGCTTTTTCAAGTCCTTCAAGAGTACTTTATTCTTTATCTGATAATCGAGATGTATCGATACAGATTCTTGTAAGGACTTTTCCGCATTTCGTATGCTGTTCCCGGAGACGGCTAAATCGATGGAAGGACAATAGGCGATATATGTATTAGCTTGTTTGAAGATGTAGATGTGGAATACCCCTGTAACCAGATTACCGGAGATTTCTATTTTATCGGTACGAGGTCGCATAACGTTTACGAGTCAATTTGTTTATATATGATTTCGGGCGGAATAGCCGATATTTTCGAGAAGGCGAAAAGTTTCTTTCCCAAGTCTTTCAGCGAAGCGCCTATATGGTAGATTTCCCCATCGATGATTAGGAACCGATCGTGCGCCTTTGTGTATAACTTGACCTTTACAGGCGAATATTGAGCGTTGAATCGCTTGATGTCGAGCTCTAATTGCGGAGTGATCTTATCCGTATAGATCACCACCGACACCGATTTTTCTCGTTTCCCGAATAAAGTCAAGACAGATTCATCTATATAGTTGTCGAAAAGGACGATACTTTTTCGGGCTGACTTGACAAGATCGCAAACGAATTTGTAGGCGTCGAATATCTGGCCGGCAAAAAATATACCCTCTATCGGCGGTAAGGAATGGCGGACAAAGAAGTCTATTTTTTCGGAATGGGCCGCAACTGTTTTTTCGAGTGATTCGATTCGTTGGTTGATGGCATAACCTTTCAGCATGTATTCTTTCAGGACTTTGTTCGCCCACTGGCGGAACTGCGTACCTCTTTGACTCTTTACCCGATATCCGACGGATATAATTACATCAAGGCTATAAATCTTCACCGGTTTATCTGAATTTGCAATGTGCAAAAAATGCACATTGCTTTTTTCATCTAATTCTTTTTCTTTAAATACATTGTTAATATGCCTTGTAATAACGGTTCTTTCACGTTGGAATAATTCTGTTATCTGTTGTTGTGTCAGCCATACGGTCTCATTTTCTAAACGGACTTCCAGACTTATAGCCCCTTCCGGTTGGTATAATACGATTTCACTCTTTTGTTCCATATCTGAATAGTTTTTGCAAATGTACATAAATAATTAAAAAACAGTGTCGAACTTCTGAATAATGGGGTTGGCCTGCTCGATGTCGTGGGGCGTATATATATCCGTGATGAGAATAGAGGAATGCCGGGCTTGATCCCGGACCGATATGTTATCGATCCGCGCCCGTAACATCGATGTCACCCCGGTATCTTTCAACGAATAGAATTTGTATGATGCAGGGAATCGAAGATTTTTTCGGACGTAATGTGTCCAGTAGTCCCGAAATTGTTTCTCGCTTCTCCATTTCGGGCCGGGGGTAAGACCTTCGGAAAATAAGTAATAATCACTCGGATAAGAGAAAGAACCACAGTCTATCATCAACTCGATAATTTTCCGATTGATAGTCAATACTGCATCTTTGTGATTTTTTGTATAGTCGCTGTGAAGTAGGAGAGTGCCGGCCTTTACATTAAAGTCGCCGATACGAATATAACTTATCTCTTTGGGACGTACAAAACAATAGAAAAGAATATAGCAAGCCAGTAGGAAACGTTTGTTTTTGGTTTTTAGATACTCTTGCAAACGGATCAAATCGCTTTCAGAAATGACTGTGCGCTGTTTCTTTATGGATCGTTTAGGGATAAGATCTATTCCGTCCGTAACCTTTTTATCAACATAGCCATGTTTGAGTAGATATCCGGCAAAAATTCGCAACCATGAAAGATAGTTATTCCGGGTTTGTGCACTGTTTTCTCTCTCAATGTAGATGTGCTCTATAAACTCGTTTATATACTCCCGATTGAATTGATATATATAAGTAATGGGAACTTTTAAAGAGGCGTTATAGCGAACGAGGTTTCTAAGGTAAGAAATATATCCTATGTAGGTTTCTTCCCTCAAAACGCCATCAGTACGCAATCGAGTAATATAATTCCTATATTTATCCGTAGCTTCTGAAAATAAAGCCAGTCCTTTCGAATGACATTCGTTAATCCACGGATTCCACCCCCGACGGAGTTGTTCATGAATCCGATTGATTAAATCGGCGGCGTATTTTCTTCGATCTGAAATTTTGGGTATGTGATTGATCTTGATTCTTTTGATTTTAAGTTTTCCCGCAATGGGACAAAAAGCGTAGAATCCTACATACCAATCGTTACCGGTTTTCCCGGTATAAAGTTTTGGAGGCGTGTAGGAAATTACCTCCGAAGTCAGAAAATTTTTTTGAACAGACATTTTTTTTTAAGAAGAGATTATTTTTCAAATCTCCCCTTGATTAAACATCTCACATTTCTCTCCCGGCCATATTTAAACGACCATACCTAACAATCTAATAAATAGGTTGTTAGGTATAAAATTGTCGGGGTAGCGGGATTCGAACCC